TGGGGATGCTCTGATGAAGTATGGCAAGAATCCGGATTGATAGGGGAGACTTTGAGAGAAAGATGCAGAGGGCACTCCAGAAAGTTATGGAGAGATTCTCTAAAAGACTCTCAGATGATGCACCTTTTGATACTGGTGAGCTCCAGGGATCTATTGATGCTAATGTGCCTAAGGGTGTGCGAAAAGAGGGCAGGCAATGGGTGCTCCAGTTTAAGATGGCTCCCCAGGGCCTCTTTGTAGAGAAGGGTACCAAACCCCATATCATCAGGCCTAAAAATAAGAAAGTGCTAAAGTTTGAGCCAGGTAAGAAAGCCAGACTAGAGGCCCAGGGCAAAAGAAAGAAAGGCCAAAGAGTAAAGGTACCTAAGAAAATAGTGGTTTTTACCAAAGAGGTCCACCATCCTGGGACTAAAGCCCAGCCATTCATAGAGCCTAACTTTAGAAAGCATTTTGTAAATGATTTGGAGCAGGCACTCAGTGAGGTCTTTAAATGACCACTGTAGATCTCCAGGCCATCAGGTCTGAGCTTACTGTGTTTCTCAGGAATGAGGACATTATCAGTGTAGATGAGAGAGGAGTAACTACTGTCTCAGACGCCTTCACTGGCAATGGTACCCAGACAGATTTTATCCTTACCAATGTAGGGGTAAAAAACGTGAGATCTGTCACTGTGGATCTCGTGCTCCAGATCTTTGGAGTAGATTACACAGTTAATTATCATAGTGGTGTAGTTGCGTTTCTTAGTGCTCCAGTCTCCCTCTCAGCCATTGCAGTCTCCTATGATTTCGGAGTGGGGGATAGAGTGTACCCGGACCTGCCCAGGATAGACTTAGATCTCACCTCCTACCCTAGAGTGGGTTTTGATGATGTGAGTATCACGAGCAATGAGGAGGCTCTAAACGCTGAGCTCATCAGGTCTGATATCTTGATTACCATGATCACTTACTCCAATAGAAAGGATGAGCTCTTAGAAGTGCTCAAGAGAGCCAGGGATGCCATTATTTCCAATAAAAAATCCTTTTTCTTTTTTCAGTTTATCACACCCACGAGTACAGGGCCAATGGTCCTCAGTGCAGGCAGGAGTGATAAAATAATGCAAAAGTCTCAGGACTTTAGGATCCCGTTTGAGTTTGAGGTGGTATAAGATGAGAAAGCTGGTGAAAGGTCATGGTAAACCCCCACACTGGGGGGATGAGGCAGATGGTGAGATAGAGATAGAGACAAAAAAGATAGGCATGGAGAAAGTAGAGCTCAAAAAATCTAAGAAGAAAAAAAAGGAGAGTGAGAAGTAATGGCAAATACTTACTACAAAGGATTTAGTACCTACATAATCTATGACGAGGAGACATCCTATGGTGCTGGTGGGACTCCTGCTAGTGCCAATAACCTGGGTAAGGTGGAATCAGTCACCATCAATGTAAACAATAACCAGGTACTCATCCACGGTCTGGGAGATGGGGCCAATGCCACAGAAGTGGTGCAGGGTGGTCTGGATGTTACTGGGACCATTGAGATCCAGGTAAATAACTTTGATGTATTCCAATATGTGCTGGGTACCAAAGTGGGTGTTGGTACATCTGGTGGAGCTCCCTTTGAGATTGTAGAGAGAGATATCATAGGCTTTGCAGGTGCCACAGAAACTCCCAGCCTCGTGCTAGAGGTAGGATCTGAGGGTGGAGCCACAGATGATGTGTGGACCCTGAGAGGAGTAGTGTTTAACTCCATCACTCTCAATATGGCTGTGGATGAGGTTATCACTGCTACCATTGAGTTTACTGCATCTACCTGGGCAAAGAGTGCATCTTTGGCTAGCATCACTGTGGACACTAAAAAGCCATTTGTGTTTATGGACCTGAAAGCTCAGAGATCCACTACTGCATGGTTTGGGGTCACTTCTATGAATGTCACGGTCAATGCTAACCCCTTTATCTTTAGAGATTTGGGTGCACAGACCAGAGAGATCCAATGCCCTGCACGAGGGATCAGGAGATATGAGTGGGAGATGGTCATTAAGAAATCTCTAGCTACTGCTAAGGAGGGATATGGCAGAGTCATTGATGATCTAGGATCTGCCACTGATGCCCCCACTGCAGGCTCAGGTACTACCAAAGTTACCATGAGGGTAGATGGGGATGATGGCTCTGGCTCTGGCTCTAAGCATTTCTCTATGTTCTTAGAGAATAGCACCTTTAACACATTGGATGAGCCAATAGAGGTAGAGGATGGTATCACTGAGGTTACTATTGGGGGCACAGCTCTCAATGGGACCACTGGGATAGCTAGTGCCTCAGATAATACCTGGATCCAGTACCACACAGTACCATAGAGATACCCACTACACCAATGCAAGTGCATTGTAGAGGGTAAATAACCATAGGAGGTAAGTGCCAAAAATGGAGAAAACAATACAGATAGATGGGGTGGGAGAGTTTATTCTCCAGACACCAAAGGCAGGGCCCAGAAATCAAGCCATTGCCAATGCAGATGTGGATGGCAAAATTAAACAGAGTGTGCTAGCTTTTGAGATGCTACCATTCTGTGTGAAGGCTCATCCCTGGGGCAATAAGTATCCCAGTGTAAAGCAGGGCTTAGATGATATGGACTCTGATAAATATGATCTGCTCCTAGAGGTTTTAGGGGAGCTTATCAATCCTAAAGGTGATGTAGTAAAAAAATCAGAACCATCATCAGGAGAGGGAGAATAAGCCATGATGATCCACTTAAACGCTACTTTGAGCAAAGGGAATGGTACAAAGCCTATGGCTCTGCCAAACCCTATGGGGAGCATCCTGTGGATGAGGTGGATATCCTGATGATGATAGAGCAGGAGGTAGACAGGGAGGATCTGCGAAAACAGAAAATCCAGGCATCCAAAATGAAAGCGAAGGCGGGTAAACGTGGCAGATAAACTATGTGCAGGGTGTGAAAGTCCTATTAGGCCTCCCTATAATATGTCAAAGAGGCAATGGGCAAAGAGGATATTTTGCACCTATAAATGTAAATCTGAGTCTCAGTTAGGTACCTCTCAATCAGAGGAGTCTAACATAAAGAGAAGGATTGCTATGATCGGCAAATACTCTGCTGGCCTAAGGGATCACATTGAGAAATATGGGCCCTGGAATAAAGGAAATAGAGCTGAGAGATATATTGATAACAATGGTTATGTAAAAGTTTTTTGCCCCACTCATCCCTCTGCACAAATTAGGGGATATGTCCTAGAGCACAGATTAGTTCTAGAGAAAAAGCTAGGCAGGCTGTTAGATAGCTCAGAGATTGTGCACCACATCAATGAGATAAGGACAGACAATAGGCCGGAGAATCTGCAGGCAATGACCAGGCCAGATCATACCTCATTACACAGGAGGGGATTACAATAGCCGACGACATTATCACTGCAACCGTAACCTTTGATACCAGTGCTATTGACAGGATAGCAGGCGGTGGTGGTGGTGGAGCTGCTGGTGGAGGTAGAGCTGGGGCTGTTGGTGGAGGCAAAGGTGTCCTGGGTAGTCTGAAAAAGGTTAGTGGGGGCATTGGCAAAATAGCTGCTGGTGTCGCTGGTGGTCTGGCTATCTTTGAGGGTGTCAAAGCTCTCATGGGTAAGCTCGTGGAGAGCTCTCCTCAATTACAGGCCAGTGTTTTGCTTTTAAAGAAATCCTTAGAATTTATCCTCAGGCCCATTGGTGATGTTATAGGTTTAGCTCTCAGACCTTTTGCACTCTTGATGATCAGGTTTGCCATCAATTTCTATAAGAATGCCTTACCTGTATTGCAGGGATTAGCGGGGGATATAGCTGATCAATTAGCTGCAGCTCCAGGAGTTGAGGCTGCTACTGCTATCCTGGAGGATATTGGTAAGCCTAGTGAGGAGATACTAAAGACTCAGAAAGCCATAGCAGAAGTAACTGAGAGTACAGCGACATTCTCAGAAAAGCTAGCTAAACTCATCCCTCTAGGGGTTAGAGAGGCATTGACGGCTGCAGGTGAGGCCTTTGGTGGGTTGTTAGTAGTCCTAAAATCTATAGGTACCTTTCTTTTTGAGGTCTTTAAACCAGTGCTGGCTATCTTAGGCCTAGCACTTATCGGGCTTCTCAAAGTAATTACTTTTGCATTCCTGGGCTTAGAGTTTATCTTACAGCTCATAGCGGTGGCTTTTGAGTTTGCTACCATTGCAGTAAAGATCCTCTGGGATACAATAATTGGATGGACTAAGTTTCTGGTAGGCAAAGCCATTGAGGGCATTAGTAAACTAGCCAGTAGGTTTAAGTTATTCTTTGGAGAAACTCTCCCTCAAGCCTTTGAGGACGCTAAGACCAAAGTAGGGGAGATTATTGATAGTATCAAAACTAAGATTAGTACCGGAATCCAGTTTATAGCTGATAAATTCACTGATTTTATTGACAATCTAAAGAGTATTCTTCCTAGATTCTTGGGGGGTGGGACTGAAAACAATGTGGATGGAGATATTGCTCAGGACTTTATTATGAGGGGCAATAAAATCCAGAAATTCAGCCCCCAGGATACTGTGATGGGCTTTAAAGGGGATATGCCAGGCGGCGGTAAGAGTGTCAGTATCACAGTACAGGTGATGGCCCTAGATCCTTCTAGTATCAATGACACTATTCTCAGAAAGATTACAGACGAAATACAGAGAGCTCAGCAGAGAGGAGTGATGAGCAGGACCATGCAGGCCACTGGGGTGTAAATGAATGGCAACATTAGGAGCAGTCACATTAGAAAACATCCAGACTATAAGCCATAGAAAGCAGGGCTCAGTACTTACTTTACCTATCCCCCTGGAGGACTCAGACAAAACTGAGATCTTTGACCTGGGGGGTAATCAGGAGCTCTTTGATATTACTGGATTTTTTGAGAGTACCAGTGTGGCTGCTACTAAAACAAAAGTGGATAGCCTCTTTGCGCTTATGAATGCCAGCCAGGCCAATATTGATCTGATAACAGACCAAACAGGCACTATCCCTGTCAAAGTTGCTGGGTTACAGATCACCTGGGATATTACTGATACTCCTACATCGGTCATAGCTAATTATGCTGTTAGTCTGATAAGATCAGGAGGAGTTTAGTGTGGGCACCCAGCTCAAGACTGAGGTTAAGCTCAATGGGGTGGATGTAGCTGCTAACCTCCTTAAGTGGAGGATATTTACTACCTTCGGGCAGAATGTCTCTGAGTCTATTATTGAGCTCACTAATGGGGTCTTTTCTACAGTGCCAGATCTAGCTAATGGGCAGACCATCACTATCAAGAGAGGCCCCACTACAGGTACAGAGAATTTCCTGTTTGAGGGTATTATTGACGAGGTAAACAGGACATTCCCCACTGTGAGTGTCAAAGGCAAAGATCTGATGATAGAGGCCCTCAGGAATGAGGTTACTAAATCTTATGATATAGACATTGATCCTGAGGCAGGAGTAGGCTCTGAGATCTTTAAAGATCTGATCAATAGATTCACACCCCTGACAGCAGATAACACCTCTGTGCAGTCCACAGGCACTATCAATGTGATCACAAAGTTTATCTGTAATCACACAGATGTTTATCAGCGATTAGTTAAGCTAGCTGAAATATTCCAATTTCAATTTTATTACAATCAAAATACCAGTCTGGTACACTTTGAGCCTCGTGGATTTGTGGATAAGACTGCAGATGTATTACAGGTAGGGGTCAATGTAAACAAAACCCTTAAGTGGCAGTTTGATAACTCACAGTGTGTTAATGACCTAACAATACAGGGAGCTGTACAGGAAACAGAGGTTAATCAGACCTTTGACGGGGATGCCTCTACCACAGTATTTACCCTGTCGGCTATCCCGATAGTAGTTAAGATTGTGGTGGACGGTGTAGAGCAGACTCTAGGAGTCCCTGATAGTACCTCTACTTTTGATTATTCCGTGGATAAAGAAAGTAAACAGATCAGGTTTGAGGCTGGATCTGTCCCTGGCTCTGGCACAGATAACATAGTGGTGGATTTTACAACTCCTAAGCCAGTCCCTGTAAAGGTCAAAAACTCCCAGAGTATCACAGATTTTGGGAGATATAGGACGACTAAACACTTTAATGATGTGCAGACGGTAACAGATGCAAGAGACAGAGGGGAGAAATTTGTGGCTCAGTTTGGTGTGCCCTTTACGAGGGTGAGAGTAGATTTCCTCCCTGATAGAGTTGCTGTAGCCCCTGGAGAATTAAGGAGAGTACTGGATACCCAGAATGCCCAGGACAGAAACCTGGTAGCTACAAAAGTAACCTGCAGATGGCCTGAGACTCAAGACATAGCCCACTGTGGAGATAGAGAGTATAAAACGTGGGAATATGAGAGCAAAACCTCTGAAAGAATTAAGCGATTAGAGGAGGAGCTCATTAAAAACCAGGATCTCCTAGTCAGTATAGAGCCAATAGAAACCTCTCTCAGAATCAGAAAGCGATTTACCAGAATCAAAGTAAGAGATTACACAGGCACACTGTTTCTTATCTGGGATCATCCACAGTTTGGGATCTGGGACTCCTTTAAATGGGGGGATGATGTGGATGTGGATATAGGCCTAGCAGTGCAGAAAAGACTGATCTGGCCTAATGAGATTTATGAGGAGGAGTTTTTTGATAATGAGTTTGAGGATACTGGTGTCACCACTGCTACCTGGGGCCCAACAGATTTAACATTGGGAGCAGGAGAGGTAGCTCAGTCTGAGATAGCCTATGAGAATAATGAGACATACTCCAATGCTGATATGACTGTTACTTTTTCAGGGGATGTGACATTTAAGATCAGCTCCAATGATGGTGGGGCCTTTACCACGTTTACTCCAGTGAGTGGGATTATACAGAATGTGACTATCACCAGTACCAATGGCACACAGATAGTATGGAGGGCTGAGTCCACCACAGGGGGCACAGTTACCAAAGTTTTAATAACACCAAAAGTATGAGGGGATTATAATGGCTAGCGCAGGAATACCAGACTTATGGATAGACGCAATCATGCAGAGAGCTTACACTGCTACTGCAGTGCAATTACCCCCTACTCAGTTTAAGATGGGGAATGGTACCACAGATTTTGCTAATGCTGATACTGACCTGGAGAATCCTGTACCTATCACTGGCACTGAGCAGATAGATGATGCAGATGCCACTACTGGCTGGGTAGCTGGCACAGATTCTGCAATTACGCTTAACACCACCACATTTCAGCAGGGCACTGGTGCTCTCAATTTAGCTAAAACTGGTACCTCTGGGACTACTGGATCCATGAGTAAGACTACTACCTCTTTGGATTTCACCTCTAAGAGTTTTTCAGTCCTCATCAATATCCAAACCCTGGCAGATCTCGTGGCTAGCGGTACCGCTATTTCCCTAAGGTTTGGCTCAGACTCTAGCAATTATTTCCAGTTTGATGTGGCTATTGGATCCCTCGTGGCTGGCATTAACATCATCCAATTTACCAGTGCTACTGCTACCAGCACGACTGGGGCCCCTGTTATCACTGCCTGTGACTTTACAGAGATCATCTTTAATGTGGATCTAGCTGCTGATCTGATGGCTGCAGGGGATTTCATAGTGGATGATATCAAACTAGCCAGTACAGATGATTTCTTTAAGGACTTTGAGGCTGTGCCTGCTGTGGATACCTCTCTGGATCAGATTTCCCATGATAGCAGAGTAACCACTATTGAGCTTAATGGTATCCTCATATCAGAGGGAGGCTCATTCAATAAGGATGGCACACCTGTGATGAGCTCTAGATATACCTTTGATCCATTCTCAAAATCTAACACAGACGAGTTAATCATATCAGAGGTAACGAGGACGACGAGGTAAAAGAATGACTGTACCAAACATATTTACTGGGGGAACGCTGGCTATAGCATCAGAGGTAAATGCAAATTTTGCCTTTAACCATATACACCGCAAGAAATTCACTGATGCCACACAAAGAAGTACCGCAAGCACAACTTTCGTAGATAGCGGCACGAGTTTTACTCTTTCAACGCCGGACAACGCAATGATATTAGGTGTACGGTTCAAAGTTGATATGCAAAGCGGCGGAGCGGAGAGGGTAGCTGTAAACCTGGAATTTTCAGGAAGTACTCTCGCTGACACTTATCTCATAGGCGGATTATTCAGGCGGAACGCCATTGACAGCGGAGCCAGTAGCATCAACCAATTTTTACCAGCTATCTCAACCAGTGAAGAATTTTTCTTTGAAGGGGACACGAGCGGTGGATTTGTAACGTTTGAGGCTGTAGTTCCTATCTGGGTATTACTTACCGATACCAGTACCACTATAACCGTCAGGTTAAGAAACAGTGGCGCTGCTGGCACGGTTGAGATGGAAAATGTAGAGGTAGACGTTATTTATGTTGAGGGATTCACAGAGGACTGATATGGTAGGCATACGATTTAGTAAATTATTGCTAGCCCATCTATTCAAAAGAGAAGGGAGAGAGGCTATGAGTGGTGAGGAGCTCTTAGCTTACTGGTGGACCCTGCAATGGAAAAGAACCACTGTCATGTACCCTGCCCGTGGTGCTGGTTATATGCCTATCACTAAGGTGTTTAATGTGACTGCTGAGGGTGAGGCTAAGTTAGATGCTCTCATTGAAAGGAGACAGTGGAGGCCCATGTCCAATGATGATAAAGCCTATGCTATCATGCGCTACATCAGTGCCCTGCTTAAGTACATCAATGACATTAACAATTTTGGTAAGGTAGAGTTTTGGGCTGATCCCTTTACTATCTGGCTCTTAAAGCAGGATGATTGTGATGGGTTTGCTGTACTGATTGCATATCTATGCTGGCACGCGGGTATCCCACGGTTTAGGCTTAAAGTTGTCGGGGGATATGTAGAGCCCCAGGCTAATGGCAATAACAGAGGCCATGCCTATTGTCTCTATCTAAAGGAGGCAGATAATAAGTGGTACACTATAGAAGGGAGCTTTTACTCGTGGGAGGCCAGGACTAGATTTAGAGAAGGGATACCCCACTCCCAGGCTAAGAGATATGAGGGATTTTGGTGGACTACCACAGATGAGCAGAGCTGGAGCCAGAAAGATCTAGTACTCACTAAAGGCGTAGTGCCATGAGCTTTATACTGAGGTTACTATGGAGAAAAGCTATGGAGGAGATAAATGATGATGCAACTGACAGAGGAGGACAGATTAAAAATCATGGAGAAACTGAAAGTACAGGAGAAGGAGGCTGATTTCTGCCAGCTCTCTGTCCAAAAGACGGTTAATAAAATCTGCAATGGGAAACGGAAAACTAACCAATAAGGATATCTTTCTCAAACTGCTAGATGTGGTAGAGAAAAATCACGAGTCACAGAAAGCCTCAGCTAAAGCTATGGAGTCTTTAGCTACTGAGATGGCCCATATTAGGGAATTACTAAAAAGTAAGCTCTGGTGGCTCGTGGGGGCCCTCCTCATCGCCCTCCTGGCAGCAGTGGGGATAAAGGCTGCTATCCCTGGTGTAATATGATATTCACTAAGTTAGGCATGGAGAAATGCTCTGTATGTGAGCATGGAATGGATTTCCACGGCCCTATGGGGTGTGAGGAATGCTCATGCAGTATAGGTAGATAAATCTGCTATTTCTGAAATATCTGTTTTATTTGAGATACGAAAAGTTTATATAGATTAGAATCAACTATATTACTAGAGAGAGGTGAAGAAAAT